CGTTTCAACCTAATCATTATAAACGAAAAAGGGGGTCACATGGACCCCCAGTGGTCAGTTCGCCAACTGGTTCTTGAGTTCCTCAAGGTGGTCGGCACTAGCAATATGTCCTGTATATCCAGGATAATATTTTTTCACAAGTGCTGGAATGCCCATAGCAGTTGTGCTGCTATTACACTTAATCCATACTTCTTTGGTGTCGTATTTAACGACGTGTTCAAGTGGGAATTTTTGTTTCATAAATCAATCAAGTTCTCCAAGTGCTTTTGCTTTACGCACTTTCTTTGCTCTCAACTTACCACCAGGATAATTTCTCTCATCATTACCCTCAAAATCAGGGTCTACATTAGCACGATGTCTTGCTGCTCTCTCTGGAGATGCTTTATCAGCATGAATACCTGCTCTGCGTCCAGGAGCAATCTTATCTGCCGCTCTCTTTTCTTTTTGTTTTTGAGCACTGCGCTTCTTTTTAAAATCTTTCATGGTCATGCCTTCAGCAATTTCCATGAACTCTTGGAATGTCTTCATGCTACCAAAGAGATAAATTCTCCTAATACCTTTTTATTTAGTTTCTTAGTCTTCAGAGACTTGACGAAAGCAGATTTGATTTGCGACTTGGTAGCATCTTCAGCAACTTCAAAATCAGTATCTTGAGAAAGTGCTGTAGAAGACATTCCAAAGTATGCATCATATCCAGAGTTGCTGATATTGAAACTGCGAAGTTTCTTCCAATCTTTCTGAATTTTTTCATACTGCTTATCACCATTTTGATGGTAAAGATTGATGAAACGTTGGGCATAGCGACCTTCAAGAACACGAATACCAATGAAGTTTGTGGAAGAAAACTTATCCTTTAAGTTATTAAGAAGGGTGTCCGTGAAAGCATGATATCCATACTCAATCTTATAGGTAGTTCCAAGTTTACGATCGCGAAGAAATGAATTGGTTGGATTTACATATCCACTTCCAAGATACGGACCAGATTCCCAGCGACGATTAACTTCACGGTGATAAGTAAGTTGATTTGCTTCACCATCAGTCAAGACAATACATTGAACTTTTTGCAGTTTGTTTTCTCTCTGGAAGTTAGGAAGAATCTGATGAAGAGAAATCAAAGCTTCATTCAAAGGAGTACCAGAAAGGCACATACGACTAGGATAGGTATAGTAACTACGATAAGAATTTACAAAACAAATAGCAAGACGCCAAATATTAAGCATTTGGTGCTCAAGTTCTTTACCAGAAACTTTACTGGTAAGAATGTTCATCATAGAGAAAGTTTCATCAACAATCAAGAGATTCTCTTTCTTTGTATAGTGAGGAGTACGGTCTGCTGCGATGTGCTTCCCAAGATCATAGTCATATTCACCGCGACGCCATTCATTCGTGAAAGCGTACACTTCAAAAGGAATAGAAACTTTCTTACAGAACCACACCAGATTGAAGAGTTGCTTACAAGTATCAACCATCACATCAGACATGGAACCACTCCAGTCCAATACAAACACTAAACCGTGATTCTTTCCATCAGGGATTACTGAGACCTTCTTGAAAAGATCTTCATTGTACTTATAGGTGTGAAGACGAGCAGTATCAAGAACACCAGTGCGAGCAGTTGATGCACGAGCATACTGGTCTGCTGCTTTGCGACATTCAAACTCCTTCACAAGATAGTTGACTTCTTTCTGTGCAGAAGTCTTAAACTTCTTAAACTCAGCGTCAGATTCTTCATAAAGATTTACTGAAGTAAATCCCTTTTCATTAGCATTTTCATTGTGTTGTTTCTGCTGATGATTAAAAGAATTATCAATTTCTCTATGAACTTCAGAATTGCTAGCAATAACGGTGGAAAGATTTACTTGAGGAACTTCCAAGTAAACATTCTCAAATCCATCTTGATTTACCAAATCACGAATTTTTTCTTCCAAGGAATCAGCAGTCCTAACCTCTGGTTCATCGTTATTTTCAGAAGATTTTGCAGATGTTTGATCTCCCTGGGTGGGTCCCCCTTCAGACTGTTCTGATTCTTTTTCGGAGGAGTTATTGCTATCACCATCTTCTTCAGAAGAAGAGTCATTAGTCTCCACAATTTCACTAGCAGGAGACTGAGAATTACCACTCATTTCATGAGAATCAAAATCAGCAACCTTTTGTTCATTTTCTTTTTCTTTCTTACAGTACTTGTATAGTTCTTCAGCAGCGATCAAAACATCAGCAAAAGTTTCAGTTGCTGCAATCAGATTGATAATCTCACGCTCTTCCGAGTTGAAATCCAAATTTACAAAGTTACCAATCTTGAAGTAGATATTTGCACGGTCGGCAAGATTAAAAGTAGAAATATCATCATCAACAATCTGAAAGAAATCATCTTGATTCAGTTCTTTGTAACCGTTGAAGAAAGTCTTAGCAAGACCAGCATATTTACGCTTCATCAGTTTCTCAATACGTGCATCCTCAACGATATTCACAAACTGTTGAGGAACCTTTACTTTATCCAACCAATCTTCATCAGGAGTAAACAGAGCGTGTCCAACTTCATGACCCACCAGGAGGTCATACACAACACTACTTGCCCGTTCCCACAAAGGAAGAGTCAGGACACGAGTATGGACATTGAAGCAGGCAGTCTCAACATTCTTGTGCTCCACCACAAGATCTTCGGTGGCAAGCAGTTTAGCAAGTTGGGATTTGATTTCGTGATTGACTGCCATTGGTTTCGTCTCGTATGGAACCATAATAAAACGAAAGGTCGCCCTTCGGACGACCCATATGACGCTTTTTGAAGTGGCGCAGTGCTTCACGCCTAGCCCTCATTGCTTGCGGTTTTAGTTTTCGTTTCTGTTCTTTCTTGGAATGATGCTTCCAGTTTGGGACTTGCATTGTTCTTTGGTGTATCAGACCACCATACGGGAAAAACCTTTAACTTTTTCAAACTTTGTGACACTTTCAAATTTGTCTTCCAACCCAGTCTTGTGTGAAATGACAAAGATGTTAGCGTCTTTGATTACATAACGGATAATCTTAAGGAACTCTTCTGTTCCAAATCCATCAAGAGAAGAATCAAACACTTCGTCCATAATCAGGAGGTTTGTATTGACCGAATTTTTCATCCTTGCAACTTCCCTCCAAGTAAAGAGAAGTGAAAGGTCAATTCTCATCTTTTCTCCTTCACTGAAGGAAGCGTAAGAAAAGTCTTCATGAATAGGTGACTGGACGGTTTCGTTAAATTCCTCATCAAGTGTGAAGTTGATATAGAAATCCATCATCTGAAGATAACGGTTAACTTGCTGATTTATCAGCGGTAGATACTTCTTAATGATTTTGGATTTAACTCCACCGTCTTTAAGTAGACTATACGAAAAATCGTAGTAGTTGATTGTGTCTTTTTTAGAAGCGAGTTCGTCGTATGTAGTTTTTAAGTTTTTATTGAAGGATTCTAATTTCTCATGTTCAGAATTTCGGTTTGCAAGGTTCTCGGTAAGAACTTGAATTTCATGTTCAAGATCTCTGATTTGTCTCTGACATCCAGAAATCTTGATATTGTTTTGAGAAATGCCATTAGTTAGTTTTGAAATCTCCTTCGATAGAGCAGTGAATTGACGCTCTCGCTCCTCTTCCTCTTTAATTGCCTCCTCCAGTTCTTTGTAACCAGATTGCAACTCCTTTGCTTTATCTTGAGCGTCGTTAATTCTATTTATTCTGAACTCCTCTTCAATGGACTGTGTGCAAGTAGGGCATACCGTATTCTCAGTAAAGAACTTGTGCTCTTTAGTAATTGTAGATACTTTCTGAGAAATCTTACCCTTAAGATTTCCTAGCTTGCGAAGTTTTTCTGTAGCACCAATATGCTTTTCTAGTTGTTTTTCTAATAAATTAACATTATTAGAAATCTCAATATTTTCATTCATTGTGTCATTTTCTTCTGAAAGAAGTTTTTGAACACTAGTTTCTTTATCTCTAATATTTTCTTTACCGCGATTTTCAAGTTCTTCAATAAAGTTCTTTTGCATTTGAACTTTATCCAAGAGAGATTCTTTCTTTAAATCAAGAACTTTAATATCTTCTTTGATTGCACGAATCTTTTCCTTAATCAAAGTATTCATAGAGGAAAAGATTTTGATATCAAGCAAATCTTCAATCACTTCTCTACGATTTGCTGCAGACAACTGCATAAAAGGAACAAAAGTGCTGCTACCCAAAATCACAATCTGGGTAAATGACTTGTAGTTCATTTTAAGAACATTTTGTTCCAACCACTTCTGCTGATCAAGTGCAGCAGCAGATTGATCCATTAATGATTCGTTTCTCCAAATCTCAAAGATTGCAGGTTTAATACCCCTTACAACTTTCCAATCAGTTTTGCCAACAGAAAACTCAACTTCAACCCTACAATCTTTTTCATTTACAGAATTGATAAGTTGAGGTTTATTAATCTTACGGAAAGGTTTTCCAAACAAAGAGAATGTAAGAGCATCCAGAACAGTTGACTTACCAGCACCATTAGTACCGATGATTAAATTAGTTTTATGTTTTGTAAAATCAACTTCGGTGTATTGATTACCAGTAGAAAGAAAATTTTTCCACTTAATAGTTTTAAATAAAATCATGGTCAGTGTCTGGAGGAATCACAATGTCATTTGGTGTAATTATACTATATTGATATCCATGAATATTGCAGGTTGTTAACATTACCTCATCATCTATTTCTATGATATGCATTTCAGGATATCCATCTTCTTCTAACATCATGGCATATCTGGTTGCATCATCTTCTTCCTCAAAGAGATATAGGATTTGTTCTCCATCATCATCTTTTACTGAATATGCACCTTCTTCTTCTCTGCCATGTACCGTCAGAATAAACATATCATACTAATTCACATGCTTCTTGATAAATTTCTTGGATCATTTTTTGAACGATTGATTTATCAAGACTTACTTCTGCCTCCTCAATATATCTATTCAAGATTGAAAGGGTATCTTCTGATTCAAATGCTTCAAAGTCTTCAGACTCTTGAATTTGGAAGTTCTCAACTATCTTTAGTTCAGCAACACCAGAGGAATAAAGTTTATCAATAAATTTTTCAAACTTCTTTGTGTCTGACTTTTTACGAACAATAACTTTTACGATTTTATTTTCGTATTCCCTTGTATCAAATGTTTGATGGTTTGTATCTTCATAATAAATGTTATGGAATAGTGTGAATGGATTATTGATTGGTGTTTTTTCTAAAGTATCCGTATCAAAGATGTGAAATCCACGTGTATCACCAACATCCGTCCAGAACATTTCATAGGGGTTTCCTAAGTAGAAGACTGTTCCGTTGTCCGATCGAGTGTGATAGTGTCCCGAGAAGACAGTTTCGAACTTCTTAAATAGTTCGCTCTCCAAACCATGCTCCATGAGGATTTGTCGATTAACTCTAAATCCTTGGAGTTCCAGGTGCCCCATCGCACACCTGCAAGAAGTCTTTTTGATAGTGTTAAGAGATAGTTCTTCATTTTCTTGATTTATCCAAGGCAAAAACAGTACATTAAGTTTATCCAACAGAACTTCAGTCGGTTCTGAATAAACAATTACATTATCATATTCACGCAGAAGCAAATCAACTGCGTTTACCTGATTAGTATTCTTATAATATGCGGTATGGTTACCAACAATAGTATGGACTTTTATACCCATTTCTTGAAGGCGGTCATAGTAATTATCTTTTGCCCATGAAAGTGCAGAAAAATCAATACCTTTACGACTATCAAATGTATCGCCCATATCAATTACCGTAGTAATCCCGTACTGTTCCAGCGTCGGGAAAAATACCTCATTGTAGAACTTCAAAAAATAGTCGTGAAACAATTTTGAATTTTTTCTTGCACCGAAATGCTGATCGGTGATAATAGCGACTTTCATTCAATACCGAAGTTTACTATGGACCCCATCCTTGATTGAATTATAATCGGAATAGTTCCCGCCGTCAATAGTGTTGTCGTCTGCAAAGACTTCAGAGAATCCAGAACGCTCAAGGATCTTGTTCTTGATTTCTAACTGACGCTTTTCTCTTTGGATACGGCGAAGGAAAGCGTAGTGAATGATTTGTGTGAAGTATGCGAAAGGATTTTGTGACTTCTCTGGATTGAAGTTGTGAATGTATTGAACACAGTTCTCAATGCCATCAGAAATCATATCCTCCTTGAACATATAGTTCACGAAGTTTGGTTTGAAGGAAAGGTGATTGGCAATCTTCAGGAAACACTCACCGATGTAGCGAGGGATGGGTGGTTTAGTGTCCCAAGACTTTGCTCTATCTTCTTTAGCAGGTTCTCTACCGTATTTCTGAATGAAGGTGATTTCAACATCTTCACGATATTTAATCAGTGCAGCAAGAAACTCTTTGTTGTTAACATAATGCTCTGACCTCTTTCTTTTGGTCATAACCGCTGTTGTTATCATAAGTTTTCATCATTATTATGTATAGATTATACCATTTACACAAATACTTGACAAGGTATCAAATACTCAGTAGAATACCTTTGTTAGGGTTAATAGGACAGCTTTAGCTACTCTTAAATATCTTCTCTAAGATCTCTTTAGCATCATTAACATTCGAAAGATAACCCATTCTACGACTTAGTTTAGCTTGGTTATTATTTTCTTTATCTTTTTGTCTAACGAATGTTTGATACATTGTTATCATTTCAATATCAGATGATTCAGTCATAGTGAGAACATCTTGTAGATTTATAATTAATAAATCTTCTGTTGTAGTTTTTAACCAGGGTTCTAATTTATATCCAACAGTACCACCTCTACCTTTAACTTCAGAAACTATAATTGGATTTGATACTAATAATAGTGTTCTATCATCTTCTTCTGTAGCAGATACTTTGCAGAATATCTCTTCACCTGTTTTTAGTTTGAGTGTACAATAGAAATCATCTTCCATAAGTTTATTATTTTTTAAGTTGAATTGTAATTATTTCATAGTTAAAGTTCTCTTCATTATAGATTTTAATTCTTTCAATGAGATGATTTAAAGTATAGTTTCGTCTTGTTTTAGTTGAACAATCATCAGAGATGTCATAGAGGACTGCTTTAGTTTTATCTTTTCCTTTTCTAAGTACTCTTCCAATTGATTGTAAATTTCTAACTCTTGATTTACTGGGTGATGCAAAGATAACGTTATGGAGATTTTTAATATTAATACCTGTAGAAAAAGTTCCATAAGAAGCAACGATAATTGCGTTGTTTTCTCTTTCTGTAATTTCTCTTACAAGTTCTCTTTCTTCGGCATCTACGCCACCATGAACAAAGAATGATTTACGATCATTTTGCTTTCTAGTATTTATTAGATCGTAAAGAACTGCTCCATGTGCTTCTACTCTACTGAATAGCACAAGAGTGTTTCCTTTCAAATCTATTGTCAGATTAGTAATAAATTTATTTCGTTGTTCGTGACTGATTAAATACTGTATCTCATCTTCATAAGTTTCAAACTTTTGTGGTGGGTGTTTAAGAACAAGACACTGAATATCAAGTTGAGAAAGATGCCCTTGTCTCATCAATTCATCAGTTCTTGTGACCTTGTATGATGGTCCAAACAGTCCTTCTAAGACCCACTTATGCGTCTGTGTGCCGTCTAAAGTACCTGTGAACCCAAAACGATACTTAGCATGATGAAGTTTAGTCATAATCTCAATGAGTGATTTACTCTTGAAAAGATGTGCTTCGTCGCCTATAATACAACCATAGTCTTCAAAGAATGAACGCTCTAGTTTATATACAGACTGCCAAGTTGTAATCGTTACAGGTGCTTCATTACTTTTTTCTCTACCAGAATAGATACGGTGGCAATATGAGTCAGCATCCCAACCATAATCCAAAAAGTCCTTGTACATCTGCTCTACAAGAGATGTCGTTGGAACAACTAGAAGAATTTTTTCGCCTTTATCCACATAGTATCTTACGAGGGAATAAATCATTAGTGATTTGCCGCTCGCTGTGGGGCTTATCAATAGTTTTCTATTATGCTTTAGGGCACCATATA